ATAATTAGTATATTTAATAAAAATTACAACATTTTGATTAACCTAGATGACTTACGAGGCCATAGTGCACTTTCATTGTTAGAAAACTATGAAGGTATTAACCCATATATACTTAAACTCAAACACGAATACAAAAAAAACAAAAAATTATTACTTACTGACAACCAATCAAAGTATATAGTTCAAAATCACGATAGAGAACCACAAATGATTAATCGTGTTATAAATATCACAGAATACCTAGGGTTAGAATTACAAAAACAAGACGCTTTATCATTCGTTCCTCAAAGAATTCTTATCGAATTTATATTAGCCGAAACTGAAAAGACATTCCATGTATACGGAAAACTAAATAGAAACCAACAATCATCTAAAATGTATTGGCTACCCAAAACACAAGTAACCGATGACCCATACTTCGAACCAATCAACGTAGATGTTGATTTTACTCGATATAACGACATATTAGCTAAACAAGGTAAAAAGCTTTACCAACACCAAGAAGAAGGTGTTAAATTCCTTCTTTCACGAAATGGATGTATATTAGGAGACGGGATGGGGATGGGAAAACTAGAGGTAACTAGTAATCAAGTATTTACACCAAATGGTAGACGTAAAATTGGTGATTTAAAAGTTGGTGACCAAATTATTGGTTCAAATGGTAAAGCATGTAATATTATAGGTGTTTTTCCACAAGGGGTTAAAGACTTATATAAAGTAACATTTAATGATGGATATAGTATTTTGGTTGGGAAAGAACATTTATGGACTGTATCTTCATGTAATTCTGGTGAAAATTCTAAAACTAGGGAAAACAAATATAGAACACTTAGTACTGAACAAATGTTGGATGAAAATTTAACTTTAGAACTAAAAGGAACTGGTAGGAATGGAAAAAAACCTTACAAGTTTAAAACATACTATAAACAAAAAAACGGCAATTCTAAATGGCAAATTCCAATTGTTAAACCAATTGAATTTGAAAATAATGATACTTTACCTATTGAACCGTATTTGTTAGGTTTAGCTTTAGGTGATGGTCATTTTACCAAATCATCAGCAATTGCCATCCAATTACATAAAGATGATTTTGATGAATTATTTGAAGGTATTTTATTAACTGAACATAAAACTGATGGTAATAAAAGAAAAGCTTATATCAATAATCATAATTCTGATATAAAAGATTTAAAATTAGAACATACACGTTCAGAGACTAAGTTTATCCCAGAAATTTATAAATATTCAAGTATAGAAAATAGACTTGCAATATTACAAGGTCTTATGGATACTGATGGTCATTGTATGAAATCAAAAAACGATAATTTTAATGGTACTGAATATTGTACTGTATCTGAAAGATTAGTTGATGATGTCGCTGAAATTGTTCATTCATTGGGTGGTATTGTAAGAAAGAAAAGTAAAATTGGTAAATATAAAAAACCAGATGGTACTGTTGTTGAATGTAGAAAAGCTTACAGATTAAATATTAAAATGCCAGAACAATTTAATCCGTTTAGATTAAAACGAAAAGCTGTTGAATACAACCCACCTAAAAAATATAAAATTGGTAGATATATAAAAAATATTGAACCATGTGGTCAAGGTGAGTCTGTTTGTATCGCTGTTGACGCACCAGATAAATTATATGTTACTGAACACGCAATCGTTACTCATAACACTACCCAATCAATTGTTGCCGCTTTAGAAAGTGGTGCTGAAAGGATTCTTATAGTAGCACCATCATCAACAAAAATAAATTGGGAACGTGAAATCAACGTTTTTTGTGATGATACAGCAATAATCGATGGGAAGAAATTCAACAGTGCTAAGTTTACAATAATTAACTTTGATATTCTTAAAAATTTCCATACGTTGACTGATGGCAAGAAGAAAAAAGAAGGTGAACCAGAAAAAGTATTGATTAGAGATTTAGCTAATCAAAAGTTTGATTTGGCTATTATCGATGAAGCTCATTACCTTAAAAACCATGAAAGTATTCGTGGTAAGATTATGGTTGATTTATCTGTAAACTATAATATAAATAGAGTATGGCTACTGACTGGTACACCAGTTGCAAATAGACCAATGGATTTCTTTAATTTATTAAAGATAATTAAGTCTCCTATTGCTGAAAATTGGAAACACTTTGCTGTTAGGTATTGTGATGGTAGACAGTTCATGAGAACGCTTAAAAATGGGCAAAGAAAACAAATATGGTTAACTGATGGTGCTAGTAATCTAGAAGAACTAGCCGCAAAAACAAAAAACATAATTCTTAGACGTTTAAAAACTGATACATTGGATATGCCAGATAAAGTAGTTACACCAATGTATCATAAATTAGACCTTAATGGATGGAAGATGTATGATTTATTGTGGGATGAGTATATGGCTAAAAGAAAAGCTGAAGGTAAAAAATCAATTGAATCACAAAAAGACCTAGTTGAACTTATATTATTAAGAAAATTCATCGCTATGCAAGCTATTCCTTCAACAATAGAAATGGTTGAAAATGCAATAGAAATGGGTAGAAAAGTGATAGTATTTACATCGTTTACTGAAGAACTAGAAGTATTAGCTAACCACTTTGGTAAAGTATCTGTTAAACACAACGGACCAATGACAACCAAAGCCAAACAAAAATCAGTTGATGACTTTCAAAACAATCCAAAGGTTAAAGTATTCGTTGGAAATATTAAAAGTGCTGGTGTTGGTATTACACTTACTGAAGCAACCGTTGTTATCTTTAATTCGTTTGATTGGGTTACTGGAAATAATGAACAAGCAGAAGATAGATGTGTCTTTGGTGGTCAATTAGTAATGACTAATAATGGTTATAAAATGATTGAAGACATAAAAATAGGTGATTTAGTATACACACACAATGGTAATTTTAAAAAAGTTGTTAATACACATACACATTTAGAACGTAAAAAAACAAGGGTGGATATTGATGCATTTGGTTGTAATAATAAATTAAGTTTAACTAATGACCATAAAGTTTATGTTTATGATAATAAAGATAATGAATTTAAATGGGTTGAATGTGGTTCTTTAGATATTAATACACATAGAATGACATTAAAATCGAACAATCAACCAATAAAAAGAAAAGAATATTTAGATGTTATTAACTATGTAGATACTTCTTTTATTAATAATCATGGGGTTAAACAAAAAAATGCTAGGTTAAAAGAATTACCAGAAAAAGTTGTGTTAACTAATGATTTATTATATGCCTTTGGGTTTTTTATCGCTGAAGGTTGGGCAATTGATGAAAATGTTGGTAAATCAGCATCTGTAAATATATGTCAAAAAATAGATAATAAGAAAATGCATGACGCGTCAGTTTATATTGTAAATATAATTAAAGAGTCATTCAACCTTGAATCACATAATGAATATATTGATAAAAATAACGTTAAATCATGTACTATATATTCTAAAAATTTGGCTATTAATTTTAATAATTGGTTTGGTAAAGGTGTTAAAAATAAACAATTACCAGATTGGGTAGATGAATTAAATAACGAACAATTAGAAAATTTATTGGAAGGTTTTTATCATGGAGATGGATATAAAAGAAAAAATACTCAAGAAGCTATTTCAGCATCACCTAAATTAGGTTCTCAACTAATTAGATACAATGCAAACCTAGGTAGAGGTGTATCATTAAAAATAGTTGATGGTAAATATTACGATATAGAATACACAATTGATATAAACAATAAATTAAATAGGGTGTATAAAATAGGTGATTATATAACCTACCCAATTAAAAGTTTACACATAAGCAAACCTAAAAGAGGTGAAGAAAGAGTTTATGATTTATCAGTTGAGGATGACCATTCTTTTATTGTTGGTAATTATAATGTGCATAATTGCTTTAGAATTGGGCAGAAAAATGATGTAAATGTGTATTATCAACTATTTATGGATACAATATCCGTAAGAATGTGGGAAACACTTAAAAACAAAAAAGATGTTATTGATACCATCATGGGTGATAATAAATTAACTGAAGAACAAATAACCATCAATTTGATGGATGAAATAATGAATGAATTAAATGATTAAAATTTACTCCATAGAAGATTGTCCGTATTGCACGGAATTAAAAAATATCCTTACTGAAGAAGGTATAGAATTTATTGATGTTGATGTTAACTTAGAAGAAAACGAAGCTGAGTATAATCAAATACATGAAATAACAAAATCCGACCAAGTTCCAATTGTTAAAGTTGGTAAACAATTACTTATACCAAATATTAGTTTTGCGACAATTCGTGAGGCGGCAGATTTAACCAAACAATTTTTAGGTTAAATACTTAATACATATTTTTTATTACCACAGTCGTATATTCTATTTATACCTCTTTCTAACATAATCTGATGTTCTGTTTTAGATGAGTCAAATCCTTCTTTAACTAGAACATCTTTTCTATATTTAAACCTATATTCTCTGTTGGTACCTATTATATACCAATAGTTTGGTTTAGAATCATGTATATGTGTAAACCCTAATTTCTCATACAACCCACCTTGACTCCATCTTCGGTCAGCATAGCTAATAATTTCTATGGGTTTATACGTCTTTACAAAATACTTAAGCAACTTATCAGCACCACCAATAACCGTTGTATTTAATTTATTACAGAATCTAAATAACTCATATGAACCTTCTTTAGAAATCCCACCCATTGATTTTCTAAGTGTTCCAAACGTCATCAATGACACTAGCTCATCATTATAATATAACCCTAGTTTGATACTTGAGTTGACGTTGCCTTGAATATGATTGGTATCTAAAAATACTTTAGAATCTTTTGGTGTTACTTCTCGTATCTCTGTTTTTCTACCATATATCTTACTGGGTGTCAATCCTAGTATATTTGATAGTCTAGATTTAACTATATCTTGTTTATATAACCATTCATCTTCAAATACATGAATTAATTGAATACCTTGTTTTTCACATTCAATTGTTTTATTTAGATGATAGTTTGAAGAGATATATTCTTCAGAATGCCAATATAAACCATTATATTCAATGGCTAGGTTACGTGAGGGTATGTATATATCTAATTCTTTACCATTTAATATTAATCTATTATTTAATTCTGTATCTATATTTAATGATTTTAAATAATTATTAACAGAATCTTGACTTAAATTATATTTTAAAGCACATTTAGGGCATTTATTTTTTTTACTTAAATGATTATTGGGTGTCTGTTCAAATTCGCCATGTTCTGTACAAATAATTTTAACTTTTTCTGTTGCAGAAACATAATCAACTAGCGAATAATCATAATTATCTTTATGTGTTTTTTTTGAGTCTTTAATAAATTTTAATTTATCATTAATTAATTTATTTTCTTTATAACATTTAATACAACCAACACCTCTTAGGTGAACATCTGGTCTTTGACTAAAAACACCATGTTTAGGACAAATAATATCAACAACAATATTATGTTTTTGGTAGTTAACTAGTGAATAATCATAATAATCGTCAAATTTAATATTTGCGTTAGAAATGAATACATCACCCAAATTTAAATTATCTACTTTATATTTAAAATAACATTTTTTACAACCTTCACCCCTTAAATGAACACATGGTCTTTGTTCAAACTCACCATGAATTGGACATATTATTTTAATATTGGTTTGTAAATTAACATAGTCAACCAAAGAATAATCGTACTTATTACCATGCTTAGCTATAAACGAATTAATCACATCTTCTTTAGGTAATTTATATGATGAATATTTTTCTATCTTAGAACATGAAGGACAACCTTGACCATTGCTATGGTCTCTAGCTATCTTTTCAAAAACACCATGTTCTGGACATATAATCTTAACTTTGTTACCAACACCATCATACTCAACCAATGAATAATCATATTTGTTATTATGTTTCAATGAACATTGAGTTATGAATTCTGCTGTTGTTTTTTTTGCCATTTTAAAATTTTATTATAATTTATCAAATATACTACTATTAATCAACATTTCCAAATATTTATATATAAAATTAATTATGGGAGTTAGTAATCAAGAAAAGGAAAAGTTGTTTAAGCAATTTAGACATTCTGTTGGTGCACCAATAAGACAAATTGAAGTGCTGGACGAAATGTTATGTACTCTGTTAGAGATATGTATCGAGGATTACGCTATGTATGTTCAGGAATGGTTAATTGAGCATCAGTGGCAATCTTTGTTAGGTCAAAGTATTGATACATTGGATATGGCGTTTGCGTTGAGTGTAAGAAGTTTCGACTTTATGACTCAATATACATATGCATATTCAAAACAAGTTGGATTACAAACCAATGGTCCATGGGAACTTAAAAAAGACTATGTTGAATTAGAAGCTGGTAGACAAGTTTATCAAATTCCAGCTGGCCGTGAGATAAATGAAGTATTATGGATAACACCTCCAGCTACTAGTCAAGCGTTGTTGGCTAACTATGGTGGTATTGATTATGGATTCGGTGGTGGATTCGCACAAACTGGTGGTGGCACTGGTACTGGTGGACCTGGTAATGGTCGTTCTGGTTATTATATTGCACCAGCATTTGATATTTTATTGACAGCTGCTGATATGAATCTTAAGAATCGTATTGTTAGAAGTGAGTTGGTATATAAAATAACAGCTGGACCTAACGGAACAAAATTATTACATTTATTAAGTACACCAGGTTCTAAGTTATCATTTGGTCAAGGTATGGGTGGTGTCGGTAGTTCTATCAACATGACTGGATGTCAAGTATGGTATTTCTATTATGACACAACACATGGTGATGCAGATGCTTGTAAAGCTGATAATCCAGATATTATTAAAATGCCTAATCAAGTTCCTTTGTCTAAATTAGATTATGCTGATTTCAATGAACCTACAAAAACTCTTATTCGTCAATTATTCATTGCTGAAGCTAAGAAAACACTAGGTAGAACAAGAGGTAAGTTTGGTGGTGTTGTTGGTCCGCCAGATGCTGAAAGAACTATGGATTACGAAACACTTATTTCTGAAGGTAATGAAGAGAAAAAAGCGGCATTGGAAAGACTAGACGCTAGGTTAGATAGGTTATCTTCAACAAAACAGCTAGAACGCGGTGCAAATGAATCTGAATTCTTAAATAAAAGTCTTAGTTTTCGACCTATGGGATTCTGGGTATACTAAAACAAAGAAGGAGCCATTACAGCTCCTTTTTTTATTTGGTTAAAAACCCCATTCATCTTCTTTCTTTTCTAACACTTCCTCTTCTACCTCAAGTATTGACAATTCATCAGTTTCTTCGTAGTCTTCTGGTAGTTCAGCATATGTATCATCAAAATCATCATCTCGCTGTATAACATCATCAGTTCTTACTACATCACCGTTGTCATCTTCTTCTTCTGAAACATCAGAATCATCTTCGTCTTCACTTTCGGATAATTTACGTTTCTTTTTTTCTTTTTCTTCTTTTGTTAAAATTACTTCACCAGCTTTTTCTTTTAACAATGTACCGATAATTTCAGTATTAATTTCGTTAGGTGTTATATCACTAGGTACTAATTCATCATTAGGTTCATCAAATAAATTCAATGTTTTACCTTTTAATGCTTCTTGTTCAGTTAAATAATCTAAATACTCATTATAACGATTATCGTTCTTTTCTAATTTATTTTGTTTATAGAAAGCATCTCGTTCTATGGCTATTGATTCATATTTAAAAATGTCAGTTATTGGACAAATTACTTCATCCCATTTTCTAGAGGTCAAACTAATATAATCTTCGGATACATCAACAATAGCAAAAGCGTTTTTAGGTAATTCACCAGATGCTACAATACTGTTATAATCAGAAACTTCTAATTCTTTGAATATTGTATCGATTAATTCTTTCTCATGTTGTACACCTTCAATCTTAGCTAAACGCATACGCTCTTTCCAATCAGCTCTTACTTCTTCCCATTCTGAATCTTCCATATTATTAGGAATCATATCAACACTATCCCAGAATCTTATTTCTTTATCTTCCATTCTCATAAGGTCTTCATAAGAATCTTGGTCTGTTGGTTTATTTGCCATTCCACAAACTAACGAACATTGTGCATGTGTAAAGATTGCTCTATCTTTAAGACTTTCAGTTACTTTCTTAGTAACCTTATCTTTAACCTTAATAATATCTAATAATATTTGACTACGGATATCTGGGTGAAAACACACAAGAAGTGGTCTAACCTTTTTATTAAATGCATCTAAATAACGAGAAACATTATATTCATCAGTATATAGTTCATTGTCTATGAATTCAATTCTTTGTTCAATTTCATCACGACCTAAATCACCTTCACCATCTTCATCGATTTTTTGAAGACTAGCTTTCAACATATTTAATTCTTTTAACAACTCAAAATCACGTTCAACAGTCTCTGGGTCAATCAACTTACAATTTAACTCAACAACCTTGTTAGGTTTTGGATATTCACCATGTTCAGAAAAATAAGCATCACGTTCTTTTTTTGTCATTTTGTTTTTATCAACTGTTTTTAAATCACCATGTGACTTAGCAGAACCAGTGTTTATATAAAACAAAGTATCACCTAATGTAATACCTAAATTATCTCTAATTGCCAACTCCATGTGTGCTTGTCTAGGCATTGGATTACCAGCTTTATTTAACTTCTTAGACTTCTTTCTATAGTCATCGATACTATGTTTGATTTTAGCTTTTGAAGCTATCTTAACAAGGGGAATTTGATAATTATAAATCTTGTCAACATATTCGTAATAGAAGTTGATGAATGAATGACCATCACCATCCAATAACATACGAATACTTTTACCTAAGAATTCTTCAATATATACTGACATTTTCTTAGACTTAACAGAGTTACCAACCAATTTGATTTTACCACCAATATCGTTGGCGTAGTTCTTACGAGCAAAGTTGATTGTAGAGTTACAAACATCATCAATATCCAGACCCATACGACCTTCCATGTAGTTTTCATTAAACTCAGCCAATACAGCCTCAAGACCAACCAATTCAACACCAGCATTCTTATCTGTTTTCCAATGTGAACCTTTGGCAATATATTTTATTTCATCTATATTATCTGGGGATGCGAAGTTGAATCCATCAGTATTCTTGAGGTTAATCAATCCAATACCACCAATGAATGTACCATCTTCTGTTGATATATCATAGACAAATTTGTTTTTATCGTTATTAATAATTACATCATTTTTCCAAACTTCATTTGTTTTTTTCAATGTTTTATTAGTAAAACTAGAATTATTTCTATTATGATTTTTTAATGTAAACGATATAAAATTTTGTTTATCTTTTCTAGTAACTATCTTGTATTCTATGTTTAACTCATTAAACAATATAGATAAACCAGACATTGCTACTTGTGATTTCATACCAATACTAGAACAAGACTCTAAATCATCACCATAACCATCTGATGCACAAACACCATTTAAAAAAGCCTTTTTAATTTTTTCATTCGAATTAAGAATAAAATTAGGTACTTTCTTTTCTCTGTATGAAGTATAAAAATCATCACAAAATTGATTAGCAAATTCAGATTTATGGACAACTAAATTATAAACACCAGATGATTTCATATGGTCCTTAATCAAACCAATTATACCAAAATCTTTTTCTAGTATTATTCTTAGTTTTTCTAAAAAGTCTAATCTAGTATTAGAAATCTTCCAATCACTTCTTTTATGTTTATTAAAGTGCGTTATACCAGTTTTTCTTGATACGTATTTACGTGTCCTACTAGAACAATTAGCTGAGCCATCACCTAAAAAGAAACCATATAACCAAGCTTGGTCTTCAGATAAATCAGATAAAGAATCAAATTTATCTAATTGGCTGTAAACATCTATAGAATCACCTCTTTTTAAAGTTGAAGGTTTTATTTGAACACCATCTTGGAATAATGAATGGTCTTCAGTAACATTTACTAACCTATCTTTAGTTGTAATTCTATGTATTTGCTTTTCTGTACCATGTCTATAAACATAATTTATATTTTTCCAACCATTTACAGTTAAAACTTCGAATGGTTTAGCCTCATAATCCCTCAACCCATCTAAATCAATACATTCTGAATCTTCATTAAATAAATCACAAATAGGTTTAATATCTAAAGTACCATCAGAATATCTAATATAAACTGGTGTATCGTAAGTAACTGAATCTCCAACCAATGGTCTAAAACCATGTTTTTCTGTAAAGTGACGAACCATAAGTCTTAGATATTGACGACCACGACAAGTTGTTTCTTCAGCAGAATCTGTATCACCCCAATTGAATATATAAGGTGCACCATAAGAACCAAACCATGAGTTAGCAAGAATCTTAAGTGGTAATTGT